GTAGCCGTCTGTGCTAAAAAAACGCCCTCATTAAGCGCACCCTTGCGTAGGTTGCATGACTTACATAGCACACGAAGATTATCTAAGCTGTGGTCACCACCTACCTTGCGTGGGATGATGTGGTCGATGTGCATCTCACCTTCATCTGTACCACACAATTGACAAGCTCTACCATCACGCATGAACACACGCTCTCGCTGTTCTCGATAGCGTCTGCTGTTTAACTTATCTAGTGCCAATTAAATTGCTTCCAATGATCGAGGGCTTTGCATGGTGTTCCATACCTATGCTTAATGTAGCGTAAGCCCCACTCTACTTGCTGTATTGGTGTAGCTGTTAATAGCCATACTGATTTGCCTTGTGGTATTCCTACTGTGCCACTGCTTTTGTTATAGGCACGATAGTCCCATGCTGACTCTTTACCATATAACACTGCAATGCATTTGTATTGTTTAACATCTCCTAATGAGTAATATGCATATTGCTTAGGAGTCATAGATATATCATTTAAGTTAGTAGAGCCTGCTTCATACGGTAGCAATAGAGATATCCCAATAGCTACTAGCACCCCGCAAGCTACGCCCCTGAAGGGCTTGCGGTGAGCCTTTGAGAGGCTCTGCGCCGTTAGCGTACCATTGCTGTCAAATCCATTTGTATAAGTGCTGGTCAGAGCGGTGTTTCGCTTCATTGCGACTCCTTTTTATTACCCTGTGGATAACTTATGTGTATAACTGTTGCCCTATGTAGTGTGTGTAAGCTGGTGGAATAGACTCAACTAACTCGCCCCAGATCATCCAATCAATGCCCATTGCTTCATTGGCTTGATCCATAGTCTTGGCTGTATGTCCGCCATTAGGTATCTCATCACGCATAGACCCATAGATTCCTACTGGCTTACCTTGCTGCTTATGATGGCAATCTGTGCCTTTAAGTGGAAAGTTAGACTCAAACAGTCTATGCCTGCGAACTTTAAGACCAAACGCTGAACCACATAACTGCACAGGATTGATCAGTGGTGCGTTAGGTACATTCTCAATCACATAGATCCTATTAGCGTTGATAAGTGCATCTCTGACCAATGGAATCATGTTGATCTTCGTAGTTGTCTTGCCCTGTGCATTGCGTAAGTGCCTAGTTGCACTAAAAGTCTGACATGGTGGGCTTGCAGCAATTACATCAAACTGTTGCAGAAACTCAGGATCTAAGTAGTTTCTTACATCGCCCTTAATGTATGTGTGAGGGTAACGCTTGCCATGCTTGACATCTATGCCTGTGACCTCAAAGCCTGCCCTCGCATAGCCTTCGCTAGCCCCACCTGCACCACAGAATAGATCTAGTAGCTTAATCTTTGCCCCATCCTTTACCCTTGAAGTGAATAGCTGAGGCACTAAAGCCTTTAGTCATTGGAGCATTGCATAACTGGCATGGCACTACTGGTTTACTGTCCCATCCATGAGTGACTTCTTGAGATAGATTGCAGGATTGGCATCGGTAGTCATAGGTTGGCAAGTTAAGCATCTCCTGATCATGTAAGACCCACATCCAGAGCATCGGTCTATGTCTGCCTCTGTGGGTTGATTGTCTAAGTGACCGTATTTTAATATGAGTAGTGGCAATAGATCACCTAATCGCATGACTACACAATACTCGGCAGCATCTTCTCCTTGCGAATTAAGTCTTACGACTCCGAATCCGAGTTCCCCCGAAACAGATGTCCGAGCCTTTAATTGCTTCAAGTAAGCCAATGGTTGAAATCCAGCGCGGGCTTTCACTTCAACATCGAACGGTACATTGATGCAGTCTTTGCCACTACCCCTTCCCACACATGCGCCTGGCCACCAAGTCGATAGGTACTCAGCTACTACGCGTTCTGTGCGGAAACCTCTGTGCTTTCTTGCTTGACTAGCCATTAACAGTGTTGCATTTACGACATTGCCAAGTACCTGCTACTACTTCACCATCGACAATTCTAGCTGTAACGATGATGTCATGCGCCTCTGTTGGCTCATTGCATAACTGACAATTAACTGTGGTGATGAATGGAATGTCATTTAGATCCGTCCATTCGCCATCTTTGTCAATGTTATAGACTTCTACATAACCCATTATACTCTCGCTTTCTGAGGATGCCATTTACCATCGCTGCCTATGTTGTACCAGATAGGTGGACAATCAGATTTAATGCCACCTGCGTTCATCTGCATGCACTGATACCCACCCCATGCTCTGCCGTTCTTCTCACCTTCACGCCATCTCATGTGTCCATGCTTGCATTGTGGTGCTTCTTGTGCTTCACCTGTGCCTAATATGTCCTGCACAAGATCTAGAGCTTTGTCCAGCGTAACTGGAGCATCTACCACCTTCATGTATTCATTGACTGGAGTAGTCCAATAGTCTTGCTCTGCTGGCTCTGCATCAGCTGCTTTAATGGCTTGTACAAGATCTTGTACCGCTGGCTTGACAGGCTTTTGTGCTACTACCTTTGTCATTTCTTCGCGGCTTGGACGCTTTCCTTTAGCAGCATAACCTGCAGCGCTAAGGCTGCGGCCGATTGCTGAAGTCTCACAATTCTCCAATGCTGAAGTGCTATTAACACCTCGATCAGTAACTTTTTCTTCCGCGTATCCTGTCGTCCATGCAACGCTATCTGTAGAAGTTTTGTATAAATACGCTTTAACAATGTATCTATCTTTCTCGACAACTTCCAGCTCTGTTGCAATGCGAAAATCTGGATAATCCTTAATAAACTTTTCAAGTCTCACCTCAACTGTCTCGTAATCGGCTAAATTAAACATAGAGTTCGTTCTCCTCTGTGGCGAGTTGTCCGCCTAGTGCTCCGTAACTGCATAGATCGACCCAGTTGTCGATGTGCTGCGCTGATTGATTAGTCCTTGCAAGTTTAACCAAGACCATGATCCCTGCCACCTGATAGTCGTGTATTGGTGTTTGTAGGTATGCGCTGAGGAGCATTGCTGTGTGTTGCAAGTTATCCGCAGGGTGACCGTATGAAAGCCCACGGTCGCGGATCGTGTCGGTGGCTGAGAGTAGGATTTCATTAGCGCGCATCTTGCGTCACTCGCTGATAATTCTTGCCTACTACAACGCCTTCGCGCTTTCCCTCATTAAAGCCTTGTGACCATCCGACTATGTACCATAAAGCATTAGCTGCTAACAATAGAACTATGATTGGCATTTCCATTTGTGTACCTAACTGCAAGCAACGCCCTCGGATGCTTACAAACTTAGTGTGACAGAACTGTCCGACTAATCAAGCACATTTAGGTAACGAAACGATAACGATTATCTAGGTCGGCCGTAGGACTTTCCAGACACAATGAATGTGCCGTCTTTCTCAATGTTAATTAGATCGACCTGCACCTTAGATCCATGCACATACATGATGGCAAAGGCTTGCTGCCAGTTCGCTACGCCCTTTGTGTAAGCAGCCTGCTTAAAGTCCATGAGATTGCCTACCTCGACACCATGCAGAACACGCCCTATACGGCCCCCAGAGGCCTCTGAGAAGGCCGATCTGCCTGCTCTGTGTGTATGACCTGAGATAACATTCTTACCATGCCTACGGGCTGCTTCTAGGGCTGATAGACCCCCTTGTAGCTTGATAGGTGTGTGGTCACCATGGACTGCAATCCAGTTAGGAGCAATAAGCATAGGGTTCTTGTGAAAGGTAATGCCTAGCTCATCAAACTTCATAAACTTCTCAAATCGAAGCTCTGGCAATGCACCGAAGGCAGGCACTTTAGCCATAATAATGTTATATAGGCGATCTGTGTGATTACTGCGGATGCAATCTGTAACGCCTAAATCCCAGAGCAGCTGCACAGCCTCGTTACGATCATCATCTAAGGTCTGGGCATAACTGCCCATGCGACCTTCTTCCCACTTGCTAATCTGTGGTAGGTCAATCTCATCGCCTATTGTGACTACTTGATCTGGCTTAAACTTTGTGATGAAACTTGCAAGGTTACGAGTAGCGACCTTATCCTGATAAGGCACTTGAAGATCGCTGACAATAACGATTCGCTTAATCGTCATCCTCATCTTCGTAATCGCCAAAACGCTCTGGCTCAATTGGATCAGGCAAGATCCAAGCAGGGTAAGCGGATCGCTCTACGATTATTCCTAGAACAGTTTCCTCATCAAAACCTGCACGCTTTAGAGATTGAGCGAACTCATACATCCCAATGCAATAAGCATCGAGAGCTGAGTAATCTTGCTCAACTAGATTCTTAGTCGCTTTTCTTGCCATGACAAAATTATCGCTCTAGAAGTATGTTATAGATCTCATCGACACGCTGATTCAGTCGCTTAATCTCTGAGAGCAGATGAGTAATGACATAGCCTGCAAGACCACCAATGACTAGCAAGGTGCTTAAGTAAAGGCTAAAGAAATCTGTTTGGCTCACTTTTTAGGGCTCGCATACCCGAACACTCCTGCAACTACTGCGCCTAAAATGTGGCGATAGTCTAGAGAGAAGTTCGATGTAGTTCCCCATACTGCTAGGAACGCTCCGACTGAAATAACTACTGGATGCTTCATGTTCATTATTCTCCGCCTAACATAGATACTTGAAAAAAAGCCCCATCATTATCAGCTTCCTTCTTAAAGCTGACATGGCAGTGCTTAACATGTTTGTTAGCCCCTGTGTATTTGCGCCACTTCCAGTTAAGGATCTTGGAGCAGATGTACCCATCAAAG